ACTTCATCATGCGCGGCATGACGCACGGCTTCAGCGTCACGGAGAAGGTGACCGGCTTCGTGGAGTACGGCGGCAAGAGCTACGTCGGGATCAGGGAACTGCTACCCAAGCCGCCAGACAGCTTCTACTTCTACACCGACGAATACGGCAACCTGATCCGTTTCGAGCAACAGATCAGCACCCGCAAGCAGAATCTCAACATCAACAAGTTCATCCACTACGTCAATTCGCCCGACAAGGACGAGTGGTATGGGCAGTCTGATCTGCGCGAGGCGTATCGCTCCTACTACTCAAAGGACGTGGTGGTAAAGCTATGGAACCTGTTTCTGGAGAGACTGGCGGGCGGCTTCGTGACGGTGACAAACACCGGCAAGACGACGCTGACGCCGAAGGAAGCCGAGGAACTGAAGGCGGTACTGAGCAACATCCGCACGACGACGTCGATGCTGCTGCCCGACGGCTTCGCGATAGACGTGATCTTCCCACCGGGCGGCGACAACTTCGAAAAGGCGATCACGTTCCACAACCTAGCAATCGCCAAGTCGCTGCTGGTCCCCAACCTGCTGGGCCTGACCGAGGCAGGCAACACTGGAAGCTACGCCCAGTCGCAGACGCAGTTAGAAGCGTTCTTCTGGACGCTCAACGCCGACGCACGACGCCTTGAAGCCTGCCTGAATGAGCAGCTTTTCGGGCCGATAGCGGAGCAGAATTTCGCGGACGGCATCTGGCCGAAGTTCAAATTCAAGCCCGCCAGTGCCGAGCATGTGAAGTGGATCGTGGATACGTGGGTCAAGCTGGTGAGCACCAAGACGGTCCACCTGACGCCTGCGGATGAAATGCATCTGCGCAAGATCCTCGACATGCCTGCGATTTCCGAACAGGACGCGGCGACTCCCCTGCACGAAGGCCCGTACGCCGAGCCACCGCCGCAGGCTCCCGAGGGGTCGTCGCGTCCACCTTCCAAGGGCAAGGACAAAAAGGAGTTCGTCTACGACCCTAGCCAACCGCGCCACCCTGCGGGGACAGAAAAGGGTGGGCAGTGGATGGAGCAAGGCTCTGAGGGTGACTACCACAAGCACGACAATCAGTTCGACGGCATGGACGATGACGAGCTTGCTGCCATCCGCGCGTACGCAGAGGACGGCTACCGATTCAACGGGTCTCTTCGCGAAGGCCGGGGCGAAAACCCGGATCTTCTCAATCTCGACTCCACAAGAACATGGAATTTGCAGTGGGAGGCCGAGGACGCGTGGGAGCAATCCGCTGCTGGGAAAAAGGCCATTGGTGCCAAAAGCGAGGCCGCTAGAAAGTTGAACGAGGCGCTGCACCGCTTGGCCGACAAGCACGGGCAAAGCTACTACAATCTGGAGGGCCTATCCCCGTCCGAAATCCTGAACCTGTCCAACGCCCACGGCTGGGGCATGGACCCGGTTGGTGGCCTTTGGCGCACCTTTGAAAAGGCATACCTCGACTATGAGGCCAAAGACCTCGCGTGGGTCAATGCCACGAACGCGTACACGAAAGCCTATGTCGAAAAGGCGCTGAAGGGCGCAACCAAGATCAGCTATTACGACAAGCTCGACTCGGCCATTGCGAGGTCAACCGTCAAAAAGGACATGCTGCTGTTCCGTGGCGTGAGTCCGCGAGTCGGAAAGATCATTGAATCCAAGGGCGACACGCCATGGCTCGACGTCGGTTACCAGTCGTGGTCGGTCAGGCACCAGACCGCCTACAACTTCGCGACAAAGCGAGAACGTGAATCAGAGAAAGCGGGGAAGACCAACTACATCATGGTGACCCGCATTGCCAAGGGTGAGCCGGGTTTGCTTCGCAAGGGACTCGGTGGGATCAGCGAAGAGCGAGAGGTGCTCCTGCCTCGCAACATGACGATGCGCGTGATCAGGAAAGAGCGCAGCGGGAACAACGTCTACTTCCTAACGGAGAGCATCGATGCAAGCCCCAAGCGTAAGCGAGCTTCTTCAAGAGCTAGAAAGAGAAAAGGGTAGGGCTTCCCCGCAGGAACCCGCCTCTGACGACTGCTGCATGGACTATGACGTGCGGTGGGACGACGAAGAGCCAGAGCTGGTCATGGCCACGCGTGAGGCGTTCTCGCGCGCGGTGACCCGTGTGGCCTTTGCGGTGATCGGCAATGACACCGAGGTCTTGGCGCATGGCGGCGCGATCAACCTGAGTGCGGCCGTGGCCCGTGCGGTGGCCCGCGTCCTCATGGACGAACGCTTCATGCAAGTCGATCAGGTCGAGCATCTGCGCTTCGACGCTGGCGACATGGGCAAGATCAAGGCAGCGGCCAAGGGCTTCCTGACCGATGCCTACCAGCTTGGCCTGAAGCATTCGACTAACGAACTGATGCAAATACGGCCTGCATTCACCTCAACGCGCGGCATCGCGGCCGACTGGATCGAAGCCAACGGCGCGCGCATGGCTGGCAACATCGCGGACGGGGCGCGAGCGATCATCACGCAGGACATCCTCAACGGCATCAAGTTCGGGTGGTCCCCGGAGCAAACCCGCGACTCCATCCTGAAGCGGCTGGCCAAGAAAGGCTTTGCCCTGCTGGCAGACCTGATTATCGAACTGAAGGCGCGCGGCGGCGATACCACCGTGACGCCCGAAGGGAGCCTGCCCGCCTACATCATGACGCTGGCCCGGACCAATATTTTCGAGGCCATGAATGAGGCGCGTTTCGCCGTCTTCACCGACCCCGGTCTGGAGGGGTTCGTGGTGGCCATGGAGTACAGCCCAATTCTGGATGACCGGACAACCGCCATCTGCACCGAGTTGGACGGATTCACGCGCGTGGCGGATGATCCCATCTGGGACGAGTACCGGCCGCCAAATCACTGGAACTGCCGCTCTGTGCTGGTGCCCATCACCCGCGTCGACGGCTGGGACGGCCAGACCAGCCCCGACCCGTCCGTGGAACCACAGGAGGGCTTCGGTGGTGACTTCAGAATCGATTGACGGCCGCATCGAAATCACCCGCATGAGCCGCGCCCAGTGCGGCCTCGCGGATCAGGTTTGCATCCAGTTGGTAGTCAAATCCTTGCGCAAGACGTTGTTCGTAGGTACTTTGCGCGAAGGCGAGACACTGCGGATGACCAAGTTGCTGGTCGAAATGGATGGCATGAGACCGGACAAGGTGCAGTAGGAGGAACGCCAGCGCATGTCGAATCGACTCGAAAACGCCCACATTTTCAGCGCCGGGACGTGGAATGGTCTGGACTTCACCGAAGAGGATCTGGACCGCATCGTCGCCGCCTTCGACAAGCTGTCCCTCGGTGGTCGCGTACCGCTGAAGTTCGGACACAACGATTCCCAGCCCCTCACCGATGGCCAGCCCGCCTTGGGCTGGGTCGAGAAGGTGTGGCGCGACGGGAAGGGACTCATGGCCACCTTCAGGGACGTTCCCAAGGTGGTGTACGAGGCCGTCAAGCGCGGCCTCTACAAATTCGTTTCTGTGGAAATGCTGCGGGATCTGGAGCGTGAAGGGGAGAAGTTCCCCTATGTGCTAGATGCCGTGGCTTTGCTGGGTGCCGATAGACCAGCCGTCGGCAACTTGCGAGACCTTCAGGCGTTGACCCTGTCTCGGGCAAGCGATGTTCGCTTCAGTGAGCGTGTGGCCTTCGCCTTGGCTGACCCCCAAACTGTGATCAAGGAGTCGAAAAGCATCATGGATAACGACGCCATGAAGGCAAGGCTCGCGGAGTTGGAGGCCCAGAACGCCTCTCTCGCTGACAAGGTCGCCAAGGCCGAAGAGCGCGAGAAGGCCCAGAAGGTCCTCATGCACCGTGAGAAGCTGTCCGAGGTGTTCGAGCGCGGCGTGAAGTCGCATGCGATCACCCCGGCCCAGCGGGACGTCTTCACCAGCATGCTGGGTGTGGACGACGACGAGCGGGTCCTGACGCTGAAGATCGAAGACGTCGAGAAGCTGGTCGGAACCGGCAAGACCGGCGACAGCAAGCGCATGGCGTTTTCGCGCAGCGGCGAGACCGTGGAAGACACGTCGGATGACGACTACACCGATCCTTCGGCTGAAGTCGTCCGTCGTGCCGAAGAACTGATGGATGCCCACCCCCAGATGACCTTCGCGGAAGCGAAGCGCCGCGTCTTCGCGCGCGACAAGAATCTGGGTCAGGCGTACATCTTCCAGTTCGACAACTAAGGGAGGCGCACAGCCATGACTCTCGACGGGCGTTACAACACGCTGACTGTCCGGGCAGGCGCCGACCTGACGGGCACTGACAAGCTCTACAAGGCGGTGACGGTGAGCGGCACGATTGCTGCGACCCCGGCCACTGCCATCGGCCTTTCCCGGTCGAAGGCGAACACCGGGGAAGGGCTGACCGTGGGTTGGTGTGGTGAAATGAAGGCTTACGCGGGTGCGGCAATCAGCGCTGGTGCGCTGGTGACCGTCACGGCGTCGGGCTGGCTGATCACCGGCACCAACTCTTCCTACGTCGGAAAGGCGCTGGAGGCGGCGGCATCTGGCCACCTCTTCCGTGGCCTGTTCGACTTCACGCAGGCTGGTTAAGGGAGGCCAAGACACAATGGATCGCCTGAATTTCGGCTTTTCCACTGGTCGTGACCTTCACATCGACCAGAACATCACCCAGATCGCGCTCAAGTACCGGCCAGCCGGGATGATCGCGGACCTGATCATGCCGCAGGTAAACGTCGGCAAGCAGAGCGACCGCTACCCGGTCTTCAGTCGCGCAGAGGCTCTGGCCGTCGAACAGACGCTCCGCAGCCCCGGCACCGAAGCCCGGATGGTGACGCGCTCGGTCTCCAGCGCTGGCTACTTCGCGCGCAACTACGCGCTGAAGCACGGCCTCACGCTGGAAGATCGCGTCAACATGGACGCGGCCTACTACGACGAACTGGTCACGGGGACGACGCAGTACCTCGTTGACAAGCTCATGCTGGACTGGGAGGGGCGCATCTCCGCGCTGGTGACCTCCACGTCCAACGTGGGATCGTCGGCGGCCGTCGCATCCGCGTGGTCCGATCTGGCCAACACGAACGCTCTCGACAACATCAACGCTGCCATCGACAACATCAAGTGGCGCACGGGCACCCGCCCGAATCGCATCGTCTTCGGCGGCAAGGCGTGGGACCTCTTCAGGCGAAACACCACGGTGCGCAACCTGATCATGGGCGTGAACAACGGCGGTGGCTATGCTTCCCGTCGTCAGGTGGCCGACCTTTTCGAGGTCGATCAGATCCTCGTTGGCGAGGCCATCTACAACACGGCCAACGAGGCGCTCGGCACGGACGTCAACACGACGTTCTGGGGCGACAACGTGCTGGTGTACTACACCCCCGGCGCGCCGTCGCGCGAGACCCCGGCATTCGGCTACAGCTTCCGCTGGGCCGGTGGCGGCCTGCCGAACATGGTCGGTGAGCGTCACCCGTACGACACCCGGAAGAAGGCCGAGGAAATCGAGGTCGGGTACTATCAGGACGAGAAGGTCGTCGGTCCCGAATACGGGTTCCTGATCACGGCGGTGACCTCAAGCACCTGATCTAGGACTGTCCAGCTTCAGGAGAAGCACTATCCCCCCGGAGCGCATGTACCTGTACTGTTGCTCCGGGGTTTTTTTTTGTTCGGGAGGAAAAG